GATTTCAGTTGGTCTTTCGACACTGGTTATTGAGTAAAAAAGAAGCCCAATGACCACCAGGTTATTCCTGATAGATCACTGGGCTTCTTTGTTAAAGATTGTCCCTATGTTGTTAAGGTTTACTTCATTCTTTTAGTTTAATGCTTTTCCTTTCATTGATATTGGCTACGCCACCTTCAAAAAAGTTGATTTCAATTTTTCCTGTAAACTTATTTGCTATTATTATTTGTAAATATGTGAACAACTTTTTCATTTGGTTGCAAAGAACATGAGTAGAACTGTTCTATTTCCTTTGTGTGGCTCTACCATGTGTCTTACAGGGTTATTAAATTTTCCTGCTGTATAACACACGCCATTCAGATAGTGGTCTTTTACTTCTTTTGGTTCACCATCTACTTCAAAATATATACTTCCACCCGTAAACTCACCTGGATTAGATAAAAGAACCGTTGTACCATATTGGCACCAAGCCATATGGTTATCCTCAAACTTTCCATTAACCAACTTACAGCCATCAAAATGCCATTCGTGTCCCTTTGGGCGTGTCTCAATTCGCCAGTAACTGGGACTTTGCAATATAAACTCCTGGTCATCCATTATTGATTGGTAGCGTTTTGCCACCTTTTGAACCAATTCGTGAGAAAAGTCAGATTTCATACCTCCTGATTTGCCCATATCCTTTAGATTATTTGCTTCGTCAGGTGTTAGTAAGCCTAAATACTGTTGATACAATTAATATCCTTTAGAAGGAGCGTTTCTCATTTTACCTTTCTTCATTCTATTCAATTTCCATGAATTAAATTCAGCAGGTGACATATCTCCTGGTGATTTAGTTGTGTCGCTTTTAGCGGAACTCTTGCCTTTTATTTTTGACATTGCTTTCTTATAAGCCTTCATTCCTGCTTCAGTGTATTTAAACTTTTTTTTCTTACCTTTGACTTTTAGTTCTGGCATTGTATTTCCTTATGTTATGTGATGGGCAGAGTTAAACCTCAAGCCCTGGGTTGGTCCATTTCTGGATTCTCTCCCTGCCCACCAACCAATCCTGCTACGGTTATGATTCGTTCCTGGATGTCTCCAGGTAGTTGTTGAAAATCTGGTGATTCTGCAAGTGCTGGATTCTGCATTATTAATTGTGCCAATGCTTCTTCCCCTGGTCCTCCTGGACCTTCTTGCATTGTTTGTTCAACCAATGCACCTAACTGCTGTTGCATCTGTTCAGCCTGCTGTATCTGTTGTTGTGGTGGAACCTGTTGATTCCTCACATACCAATTCTGTATAACATCTTGCTTGTCGGATATGTTCAAGGCATTGACCACTTCTTCAATACCATAAACACCAACCTGATATAATTCCAGGGCTCGTTCTTCATTGGCAACTCGTCCCTGTGCAAACCTACTACCTGTGGTAACGTCCACATCAAATTCACTATCCTGTAATCGCTTGGCAGTACCAGGATTAAACTCTGGTGTTCCTTCCATATTGCCATCTGCATCGTATACAGCCATTGGATTAAAATCGGTAAACTCAAACTGTCCTTCTGCATCTCGTTCTCTAATAGAACGTATCTCTTCATCAAAGGTCAATATCATCTGGACCATATATTCACCAATTTCTTTAGTAAGCCTTGCTACTTCCTTATTGATCTTAAATCGTTGCCTGGTCTGACTGGCTTCCTGCAATGCAACAATGGCTCTACCTGATGTTACGCCACCTGGCTTACGACCTTGAGTTACATCGTTCACACCAGTAATACTTTCCATGAATTGACCGACTTGAGCAATGTAATTTTGTATGTATCCTGGTATTGGAGGTGGAACCTCAAAAGTTACGTCACTTGGATCTACTACAGTGATCTCTTCACCTGGAGCCCCAGTTATTGGTCTGGTCATTTGCCCTTTGGCTCGTTGAGTTACCTTTCTAATTGGAAATCCCATCTTTCTAATGTTCTCATTAACAGCACTAAAGGTCTCATTCAATGCTTTGGTCTGGGTGCGAACCAGGTCTACCTCACCTATTCCCCAGAAATTGTGTGGTGATTTGTAGTTAGACACCATAAATACTGGCATCCTGTACAATTCCAATGGCTCATCTACCACTAATTGGTCCCCAACAACTATGGTATGCCGACCATTTGGATACTTCTCTTTATCTTGCTCGTTAGAATAACACTCAATGACCAATGCCATGTCGTATTCACTTTCTACATTGGCACTTTCTATGCCACCATTATCGTTTACTTTTTGATATGCTTTATAATCATCCAACTTTCCATCTGCTGGAGCCTTAATACCAAATTCTCTGTATATCCTGGATGTTTCCATTGGCACAGCAAACATGAAGTATTCACCAGACTTGAGGTCCAGGTCTGTTGCATATGGATGGGGTACTACTGTAAATGGATCAATGACCTGAACATCAAATCCTTTAAACACGCCTTCATCGGTAACAATAGGCAATATCTGTAAGAATCCGTTGCTATAAATAAGACTATCTTTAACCGCCTGTAATATCTGTCCATATAGGTCAGTTTCTTCTACGATCTGTTGGAATCTCTTCTGCATCATCTCACTAAAGAAGATGTCATTCTTTTCCCTGGGCATTACATCTACTGTAGGCTGAAAATCATTAATAATAGGCAATATGGTCTCTACTACAGCCAAAGGAAAGTTAAATATCATCCTGGACTGACTCTCTGCACCCTTTGTTGGGTTAGCCCAATGCCTACCATAATACAGACGTTCATTCTTACGCCATCTATCTGCTTGACTTGCTCTTGCTTTCTTGCTCTTATCAAGCCAATTCTGTACCTGTGGTATTCGTTCTGCTACATCTGCGATCTGGTCTAAAGCAGACTGCTGATCTGAAGCATTTGTGTAATCCATTCCTGCCATTATGCTTTCCTTGATGCCATACTGTTCGCAATTAAGTTTGGATACTTCCAACCCTTACTGGCACTGTATGATTTTGCCCAGGCTATTTGCCCAGGAGTTAATTTCTTACTCTTTTTCTTTGGATTTTTTTTATCCCAAAATGCTTTAGGCATTCCATAACTCCTTCCTGGACCAGTAATTTGCACTAAACTTATCAGATGCTGTGCTTTGACCGCTTTTATTCTTAATTCCTGCACTTCTCTTTAAATAACTATCTCGTGCTTTCTCGCTGTAATTATGCTTATAACTTTTATGACCAAAATTAATTACTTTGACCTTGCCATTTTTTTTGGCTAATACTCTCTTCTTAAATCGTCCAGAACCAGTATACTTCTTTGGCTTGTTGTACCCTGGAAAAGTTTCTCCTCTATGCTCTACTGACATTAAATATTATCCCATTGTGGCTGTGAATGGTCTACATCAACTACAATACTGTCAATAAACCTCTCTGTATCGGTCTTGGTATCAGGTTTCTTGGCACTTCGCACTACCTCACCTACCAAATACCTCAAACTATCTACAGCGTGATCATCCTTTTTCAATGGTTTCTCTGGTGAGTTCAGGTCCATCCTGGATGCACTTGGCTGTTCCCATTGGTAATTGACCATTTCTCTTCTCAAGTTCTCACAAGACCTGGTCATAAATATCTTATTTCTCTTAATGTACTCGGTGACTTTGTCTATACCACCCTGGACATCGTTATTCGCACCAATAACAGGGATGTTCATCTGTCTATATCTGTTGCCTATGGTCTCTGGATCGTCCTTCTTTCCTGCACCAGTAGATGGATCGATCACATACGTCTCATATCGTCCTTCATTCTGATAAGCATTAATGGCTCTACAATGGTATTCAGCATCTTGCCCTGCTTCGTAATGCTCTCTGTATATCCATATCTTATCATCGTTATCTACAGCACCCCACAATACAGCAGTTGGGTTGGTCCTCCCATGATCGATGGCAATAAATCTTCGCCAGGAAGGATCAGGGTTAAAATCGTTCACCACATGAATACTTGGTTCAAAGTCTGGGTATATCTGCCCCTCAAAGGCATCCCAGGATCCGTACAGATACCTGTTGATCCATATTTCGTTATAATTCTTTTTAAGGCTTTCAATGTACCCATCAGGTAGGTTGTCCTTGTTCTCTTCTGTCTTGGCATTGAACATGATATTACCAGGAACAGGATCATGTATAAATCGATGCCAAACCCAGTTATGCCCTAATGGGTTTCCTGTGATCCAGCATTGCGGAGTGGATACCGCCCTTAAACGACCAAGAAGCGTAAGAAATACCTCTTCAGATACTTCTTCAGCCTGGTCTATGTAGAACCACCCCAGGTTTATCGATAATAGTTTTGCAGGATCATCCAATGACCTGAAGATGATCTCATGTCCATTGGCGAAGATGCACCTGTTTTCCTGCTTTTTGTACTCATAGTGTACACCTGGTAAGAATCCACATAAGTGTAATAGTTCAAAGAATGTTCGCTGTGTTGAATCTCTTAATTCTGGATAGGTCTGCCTGGCTATCATCCCTAATTGCGGAGGTTGTTCAGGATCCATCACTCTGGTTATCCCTTTC